GCTTTCACTGTATTTGATACTACTACAATTCCTTATAAATTAGTTGCCAAATATAGAAACAATACAATTAAACCCCTCATCTTCCCAGACATCATTGTTGAAGTTGCTAAGGGATATAATGAAGCGTACATACTAATTGAAGTTAATGATGTTGGTGCACAGGTAGCAGACATCGTTCAGTACGATTTAGAATATGAAAATTTACTAATGGCTGCTATGAGAGGAAGAGCAGGTCAGGTAGTAGGTCAAGGATTCTCAGGTGGTAAGGTTCAACTTGGTGTCAAGATGAGTACCACAGTTAAGAAGGTTGGTTGTTCTAACCTCAAAGGATTGATAGAAGATGATAAGATAATAATTAATGATTATGATACCATCGCTGAACTAACCACGTTTATTCAGAAGGGTCAGTCTTGGCAAGCAGAAGAAGGGTGTCACGATGACCTAGCAATGTGTCTGGTTATGTTTGCGTGGTTGTCTGTACAGGATTATTTTAAAGAACTCCACGACAATGATGTTCGTAAGAGAATGTATGAAGAGCAACGTGAAGCAATCGATGCTGATATGGCTCCATTCGGTTTCATTGTAGATGGACAGGAAGATGAATCATTCGTAGATGAAGTGGGAGATAGGTGGCACGCAGACGAGTATGGAGACCGTACCTTTATGTGGGAGTACCGCTGAAAAGTGCATTGTCATAAATAATTTGAGACTAATTGATAGAATTTTCAGGAGATTAAACAATGGCATCCACCCAACTTTCACCAGGGGTTGTTGTACTTGAAAAGGATCTCACTACAGTAGCTAACGCTACTCTTGATAATGTTGCGGTGGTAGTAGGTTCCTTTGAAAAGGGTCCAGTAAATAAGATAGTTGACATTACTTCTGAGAAGGAGTTACTATCTGTATTTGGTAGACCAAACGATTACAACTTCGAGTACTGGTATAACGCAGCTCAGTTCCTATTATATGGCGGTACGCTTAAGGTTATCCGAGCCAATTCAACATCGTTGAAAAACGGTATTGATACTGCTCAGACAACTTCTACAACTTTCAGTGCTAGTGATACTACATTGACTGTTGCTAGTGCAGCTGATATAGCGGTTAACGATTACCTCTTAATAGACGCTGAAATCGTTAAGGTTACAGTGATATCTTCACTAGACCTAACAGTTCAACGTGGACAGCTATCAACCTCCGCAGTTAGTCACGCTGCTTCTTCATCAATCACATTGATTGAAGACGCTGGTACTTCTACTACGATGAACCAAGGTGGAACCCTTGCTTCTGGTGGAACTACTTTGACAGTTACTTCTGCTGCTGCTTTAGGTATCTCGACTAACGATTACCTTAAGATCGCTGATGAAATTCTACGTGTTAGTGGAATCTCTGGAAATGACTTAACTGTTTCTCGTGGCGAACTAAACACAACAGCTGCTGCTCAGACCGATGGTCAGACAGTTACTAAGTTGACAGTTACTGCTGCTAAGACAACCATCAATGAAGAGACTTCTACTGGTGTTACTGTACCAATCATACGTAACATTGAAGAGTATGAAGCCAACGTTGAGTCTGGTTCTAACGCTTGGAAGTTCGGTGCTAGACACCCAGGTACTTACGGTAACTCACTTCGCATCGTTGTAACAGACGCTGGTCCTGATCAGATTCTATCACTTGCACAACCCACAACTGCTGAGTGGGAATTCGAAACCACTAATGATGTATCTTACAGTGCTGCAAACGCAACTGCTAAGATCTATAAGTATACAATTGTTGTAACACTCGATGCTGCTTCAATCGCTGGAGATTTTAATCAAGGCGAATTCTGGAGAGCAGAGACTGATGCAGCATCTCCTGTTGCTATTCCTGTTCAAGGTGTAGTAACTGCATATGATCCTATCACTCGTAAGATTGAACTTGATATTAATTACTCACTATCTTCTGATGTATTAGAAGTCGGTGATGTAATTGCACTCTGGACTGCTGCTTCTGGTGGAGCTAAGACTGGAGACAAAGCAAAGGTTGATGTTATCAACCGTCAATTGCAAATCATCAAGGATGGAAATGCAAACAGATTTGAACCTAACTACACCGTAGAAGATGATAACGGTGGTGGTTCACCAAACATTAACGTAGCATCTGTACGTTCTGAGTACGATGAGCGTTATTTCGGTGGTTCTCAAAAGTGGGCAAGTGTTGCTCCACGTCCTACCACATCACCTTGGGTACAAGACCGTGGTGGTAAGAACGACCAAATCCACATCATCATTCTTGATGGTGACGGAAAACTAACAGGTACTCCTGGATCAGTTCTTGAGAAGTTCCTCTATCTCTCTAAAGCATCAGATGCTAAGGGTGTACAAGGAGAAACAATCTACTACCGTGATGTTATCAAGAACAATTCACAGTACATCTACTGGGGTTCACACGAGACCTCCAGCGTATACGATGTAAACGGTGCTGCTAATGGAGACTGGGGACAGTCTGGAATCGGAACTTCTTTCGACCTTATCAAGCAGACACTTCCGATCAAGACGAACGAAACTCCTCTTGGACGTGAAATCATCGGTACAACACAGGGTGCAACTACTAAGTACGCCATACAAGGTGGTACAGATGGTTACTCCTTAGCACGTGGAGAGATCCTTGGTGCATTCGACCTTGTTGCTGACAAGGAGACTATTGATGTTGACTACATCCTAATGGGTCCATCAATGGCTGATACCAGCGACACTGTTGCAAAAGCACAGAAGATCATCGACATCGCTGCAACTCGTAAAGATTGTATGGCATTCGTTTCACCATCACGTCTTGATGTGATCGGACAGAGCGATACCAACGTCATAGTAAACCGTACTATTGATTTCTACGATCAGTTATCCAGCACTTCCTATGCTGTGTTTGATAACAACTACAAGTACATCTATGATAAGTATAACGACAAGTATCGTTATATCGCTTGTAACGCTGACCTTGCAGGTCTAACACTAAGCACAACTCTTAACTCAGAGGCTTGGTTCTCACCTGCTGGATTTAACAGAGGTCAGTTACGCAACGCAATTAAATTAGCATACTCTCCTCTCAAGGATCACAGAGACCGTCTCTATGCTGCAAGGATTAACCCAGTAGTATCCTTCCCTGGCGAAGGCATCGTACTATTCGGTGACAAGACTGCACTTTCTTACCAATCTGCATTCGATCGTATTAACGTTCGTCGCTTATTCTTGGTACTTGAGGATGCTATCTCAGAAGCAGCAAAGACACAACTATTCGAATTGAATGACGAGTTCACTCGTGCTTCATTCAAGAATATTGTGGAACCATTCTTACGTAGTGTACAGTCACGTCGTGGTGTGGTTGACTTCTTGGTTGTTTGCGATAGTAGCAACAACCCACCTGAAGCAATTGATCGTGGTGAATTTTTCGCGGAGATATTCGTGAAGCCCACGAGGTCGATCAATTACATCACTCTTACATTCACTGCAACTAGAACAGGTTCTAGTTTCGCTGAAGTAACTAACTGATTCAAGAGAACAAATTAAGGAGAACAAAAAATGTCAGAACAACAACCAGGACAGGTAGAACAATCGGCGGTAAGAGCCCCGATTTTCTCCTTCCGTGACCAAGTAAGGGACTTTGCTCGTCCCAATCTGTTCCAGTGCGAAATCTATGCACCTCCTGTATTACAAGACGGAGTATCACCTCAATCAGGTGGTGTCTCTGGATCTAGTGCAGAAGGAACAGAGAACTCTGCTGGTGGATCTCAACTGAATGCTTCCGAAGCATCTGCTTTCGGTACCTTCCTTGTGAAGGCAGCAAACATTCCAGCATCTACTGTTGGAGTTGTTGAGGTTCCTTATCGTGGACGTATGCTCAAGATCGCTGGAGATCGTAGCTTCGAACCTTGGACTGTAACCGTACTTAACGACCAGTCATTTAAGTTCAGAGCATTCTTCGAGTCTTGGTCAACAAACATCCAGGCACTACAACAGAACTTCCAGAACTCTAACACCATCGCTGATTATCAAGCAATGGCAAAGGTTAGACAGATGGATAGGAAGGGTAAAATCATTCGTACCTATAGGTTCGAAGGTATTTGGCCATCTAATATCAGTGCTATTGATCTCGACTGGGGTAACAATGATACACCAGAAGAGTATACTGTAGAGTTCCAAGTTCAGTACTGGACTTACGATACAGACATCAACACTGGAAACAGCGGATCGTAAACCCGCTAAATAGTAGGTCAGACAACAAAAGATAGATGTCACAACTTTTTGGTTATTCTCTTGAACGAGCCAAGAAGGGTCAGGGAACTGGCCCTTCTTTCGTGCGTAAAGAGTCAGATGATGCGGCTACTCCAGTCGCAGGTGGTGGTTACTTTGGAACTGCTATCGACCTTGATGGAACATTTAAAGATGAGAATGATCTCATCCGTCGTTATCGCTCTATGTCAATTCATCCTGAATGTGACAGAGCAATCGATGATGTAGTCAATGAAGCAATCGCTGGAGATATCGATGATACTCCTGTGGACGTAGAACTATCTAACCTCAAAGTTAGTAGTGCAATTAAGAAGAAGATTCGGGAAGAGTTTAAAAACATCCTGCGTCTTATGGATTTTGATAAGACAGCATATGATATTTTCAGACGTTGGTATATTGATGGAAAATTATATTACCATAAGGTTATTGATATTAAGAACCCTCGTGGTGGTATAACAGAATTAAGGTATGTGGATCCTCGTAAGATTCGCAAAGTCGTGGAGATGGAGAACACAAAGGATAGACAGATCCTTGATCCACGCACAATGGAAGCTCAGTTAGCACCTAAGACTGCTGAGTATTACGTGTACAATCCCAAGGGGATGCGTGCAGGTATGGAGACTTCTGGTATGAAGATTGCACCTGATGCAATCGCTTTCTGCCATAGTGGCCTGAAAGATATGAACAAGAATGTGATTATGTCACATTTGCACAAAGCAATTAAAGCACTTAACCAGCTGAGGATGATTGAAGACTCGCTGGTTATCTATCGTTTGAGCCGTGCACCAGAACGTCGTATATTCTATATCGATGTTGGTAATCTTCCTAAGCAAAAAGCAGAGCAATACCTCAGAGAGGTTATGTCTCGCTATAGGAATAAGTTAGTATACAATGCTGACACTGGTGAGATCAGAGATGATCGTAAGTTTATGAGTATGCTTGAGGACTTCTGGCTACCACGTAGAGAAGGTGGCAGAGGTACTGAGATCACAACTCTACCAGGTGGACAGAATCTAGGTGAACTAGAAGACGTAAAGTATTTCCAGAAGAAACTTTATCGTGCTCTTAATGTTCCTGAGTCTCGTCTGGAATCAGATTCAACATTTAATTTAGGTCGTGCTGCTGAGATTACTCGCGACGAAATTAAATTCCAAAAGTTTGTCACTAGGTTAAGGAAGAAGTTCAGTTCATTATTCCACGACCTACTTAAGACACAATTAGTTCTGAAAGGTATCTGCTCAATTGAAGATTGGGAAGATATGTCAGAGCATATACAGTATGACTTCATTGCTGACAACTACTTCGCTGAACTGAAGGAGAAGGAGATGCTTACCGAGCGTCTAAACTTAGTCACTGCAATGGATCCTTATGCTGGCCGTTACTTCTCACTCGAATACATCCGTCGTCAAATACTAAGACATACTGATGCTGAGATGGAGGAGATTGATGAGCAAATGGAACAAGAGATTGCGGATGGGAAGCTCCCAGATCCTGCAACGATTGATCCTGCTACAGGTATGCCACTAGAAGATCCTGCTATGGCCGAAGGCGAAATGTCTGAGGAAGAGCAGCCTATGGGTATAGAACAAGTCGAACCTGCTGACTATAAACGCGGGGAATTCTAAATAATAAGATGAGGACTTGATTATGCCTAGCATTCCAGCAACTGAAATTATTAACAAACTATTTTCTGATAAAAAAGATCTTAGTAGTGAAGTTAATGATGCAATGATGGCCCTGACCCAAGATGCACTAGATGCAAAACGTCAGGATATTGCTAAGGGATGGTTGGAAGACCAACCCGAAGATGAAGTAACTACTGAACCAGAGGAGACAACCAATGAGACTGATAACGGAACAGATTGATGACATACAAGTTTTAGAAGAACAAACTAAAACTGGTAAGAAGAATCTGTATATCGAAGGAACGTTTCTCCAAGGCGAAATTAAAAATCGCAATGGAAGGATGTACCCTATGGAAACTCTAGCTAGAGAAGTCAATAAATATAATGAGTCATTCATCAAGTCAGGCAGAGCATTAGGAGAATTGGGTCACCCCGAAGGTCCTACTGTCAACCTTGATAGAGTATCTCACCTTATTACTTCATTAGTACAAGAAGGTAGCAACTTCAAAGGAAGAGCACGTATACTAGATACCCCAATGGGTAATATAGCTCGTAGTCTTTTAGGTGAAGGAGTCAAGTTAGGGGTATCTTCTCGCGGAATAGGATCCCTTAAAGTTAACAAGGAAGGTGTAAATGTTGTCGCTGATGACTTTATGCTTGCCACTGCTGCTGATATAGTAGCAGATCCCAGTGCCCCAGACGCTTTTGTATCTGGAATAATGGAAGGAAGAGAATGGATTTGGGAAGGAAAGATCCTAAAAGAACGTGAACTCCGCGCAATTGAGCAGCAATTTGACAATGCTGCCAACTCAAAAGTAATCGAAGAGATGAAAGTTTCCGCATTCGCAAAACTTATGAACTCTCTATAGATTATAAATATTTTTTAGATTAATTCCAGTAAGAATTTATTAAGGAGACAAACTAATGTCGGATGAAACAGTAAAGGCATCTGAAGAACAAACCCAAGAGGTCACCGAAGCTAAGTTCGACGGTGCCGTTGCTGATGGTTCTTCACTCGGATCAGTCGAAGTTCTAGGTGGACCTACACCTCAGAACTCTAAGCCTGATGACGAAAGCAACAAGCTTAAGACACCTAGTCAGACGCAAGCGTCTGCACCTAAGACAAAACCATCTGCTGCAAGCAGCAAGAAGGCTGAGTCTGTAGAGGCAGAAAATGCTGACGGTGAAAACTTAATTGAGATAGATGTATCTCAAGACGTTGCCGCCCTCACAGAGGGAGAAGAACTCTCCGAAGAGTTCAAGACTAAAGCAGCAACAATCTTCGAAGCTGCCGTCGTCTCACGCCTCAACGAGGAACTTGAGAAAGTACACGAAGAGTACACCAAGTCACTCGCTGAAGAGGTAGAAGGAGTTAAGACCGAACTAGCCGAAAAGGTAGATGAGTATCTTACTTATGCCGTTCAAGGTTGGTTAGACAGTAACAAGTTAGCAGTTGAAACTGGTCTCAAAGCAGAGATCGCTGAGAACGTTGTTGCAGGTCTCAAAAAAGTATTCGTCGAGAACCACATTGAGGTTCCCGAAGAAAAAACTGATCTCGTACATAGTATGGCATCAGAACTTGATTCAATGGAAGCAAAACTCAACGAGCAAATTGAAAAGAACGTTGTCCTCAACGCAAATGTTGCAGGGTTCGTTAAGAATGGGATTGTGAGCGAGATTTCTGAAGGATTAGCATCTACTGAAAAGGAGAAGCTAGCAAGTCTTTCTGAAGGGGTTGAGTTTGAAGATGAAGAGTCATTCCGCAGCAAGGTAGAAACTCTGAAGGAGTCGTACTTCTCCAGCAAGCCTGCTAAAGCAGACGTAGAAACCGTTGCAGAAGACGTACAACCAGTTGTGGACAGTGAAATCACAGAGTCTATGTCACGTTACGTAGATGCTCTGAAGCGTTTCAAAGCCTAAATGACTAAATTGATTAATTAACCAAATTTTCCAAGGAGAAAAAAGCAATGTTCAATTCTGAACAGTTGCAGGAAAAGTGGAACCCCGTTCTCGATTGTGATGGTCTTGATTCAATCAAAGACAATTACAAGAAAGCGGTTACCGCAGTCCTGCTCGAAAACCAAGAAAAGTTTTTAAGAGAAGAAGCTGGAGTGCTTACAGAAGCAGCTCCAACAGTTAGCACAGGATCAACCTCATCCGTTGCAGGTTTCAGTGCTAGTGCTACAGCAACAGGTCCTTCTGCTGGTTTCGACCCAGTATTGATTAGCCTGATTCGCCGTTCAATGCCTAAGCTAATTGCTTATGACATTGCTGGTGTTCAGCCTATGACAGGTCCTACAGGTCTGATCTTCGCAATGCGCTCACGCTATGGTACTAACCGTACTGCTGGTGCTGAGTCATTCTTCAATGAAGCAGACTCACAGTTCGCTGGTACTGACGCAGCTAAGACCAGTGGATTCGGTTCACAAGGTTCTGCACAAGCAGGAAGCAACCCAGGTGTTCTTAACGATAGTGGTACATACACTAACGGTACTGGAATGCGTACAGACGAGTCTGAGACTCTAGGTACTGGGTCTAACGCTTTCGCTGAAATGAACTTCAGCATTGAGAAAGTAACGGTGACTGCGAAGTCTCGTGCTTTGAAAGCTGAGTACAGTTTAGAGCTTGCTCAAGACCTTAAGGCAGTTCACGGTTTAGACGCTGAGTCTGAACTAGCAAACATCCTCTCAACTGAGGTACTTGCTGAAATCAACCGTGAAGTTGTTCGTACTGTATACAAGGTTGCAAGACCTGGTGCTCAGAACAACACTGCAACTGCTGGAACCTTCGACCTCGACGTTGACTCCAACGGTAGATGGTCTGTTGAGAAATTCAAAGGTCTCTTATTCCAGATTGAAAGAGATATGAACGCGATCGGGCACGAAACTCGTCGTGGAAAAGGTAACATCTTGATCTGCTCTGCTGACGTTGCATCTGCATTGTCAATGGCTGGCGTTCTTGATTACACACCTGCTCTTTCTGGCAACAGTAACTTACTTCCTGATGACAACAGCAGCACACTTGCTGGTACTCTGAACGGACGTATCAAGGTTTACGTTGACCCATACTCTGCTAACGTTAGTGATTCTCACTTCTATGTTGGTGGTTACAAAGGTGGATCTGCATATGATGCAGGAATCTTCTACTGCCCATACGTTCCTCTACAGATGGTTCGTGCGGTTGGTCAGGACACCTTCCAGCCCAAGATTGGATTTAAGACAAGATACGGTCTTGTTGCTAACCCATTCGCTGAGGGAACAACTCAGGGTGAAGGCGCACTTACTGCTAACGCTAACCGTTACTACAGACGTGTTCTTGTTAACAACCTTATGTAAGAAGAATATTATATTCTTACTTCAACACCAAGAGACCCTACGGGGTCTCTTTTTTTATGCTCTGGACCTAAATATTTGCACTCATATTAGGACATTGCTAATGACCCATTACACTGTAGGGTACTTAGACCAGTCTCGACACCACCAAGAAGTTTGTATTACTGCTGAAGACTCTTGGGATGCCAGAAGAATTGCTCAAGAAGACGTATCCTGGATACACGATCACCCAAATGCAGTAGACTGTATAATGCCAGAAGGATCTTTATTCGGTAACGTATAATGAACGGAAGACTAGACAAAGTTACAATGACTGCAAAGCTAACACGTCTTAAGATCGAGCTAGCTGATAAATGCAAGAGAAATGAGATGGGAGAATGGGAATGTATAGGTGCAGAGAAGTATCTCAATAGATCGTTGGATATTCTAGACGAGTTCTATATGTGACTAAATAGTGATAGGCGGTGCTCACCAAAATAGTTAATGTCTTTCACTAGTCAAATCTCAAATAGGAATTTCTTATCACCAGGTGGTTTCCGTTTTTCACTGGCAAAGTTTCCCAAGGTGGCATACTTTGCACAGTCCGCTAACGTGCCAGAGATGGCTGTTAGCCTCGTAGAGCAACCTACGATGTATCGTCCTATCAACTTAGAAGGTAGTATCTCCTATGGAGAGTTTGCTTTAACCTTCTTGATTGATGAAGATATGGAGAACTATCTTATACTCCATAACTGGATGAGAGCATTGGGTGTACCAGATAACTTTAAAGAGAGACAAGACTTCATAGACAATCAACCTATGAGTCTTAAAACTAATTACGGTAAGTCTCTAGGTGATCTCAGGTATGCTGATGGTACTCTATCGATTTTAAATTCTAACTTCCAACCACTTTATAATGTGAACTTCAAGGATTTGAAACCAACGTCCTTAAGTACTTTAGAATTTGACGCTACACTAACCGACCAAGAGTATTTCCAGTCGAGTGTATCTTTTGATTATACATCATACGAGATTCAATCACTGTCAGGTACTCGTAAAACTAACCTGAAATAGATTATGACTCTATCAAAACAGACTGTGGAGCATCTAGATGATGCTAGTGGTAACATACGTGCTGCATTGAAATATGCTTCTGTTAATGAGAAACCATTAGTGGTTTCAAACCTTGCAAAACTTCTTAGTGATATAGATCACATTAAGACGTTTGAACACATTATGGATATTATGGAGGAGCACACAGGTGGCATTACTTGATGAACTACAGGAGTCTTGGAATAAGGACTGTCTGTTTGATGAGTTAAATCTAGGTGAGGAATCTCTGGTAGTACCTAGACTACACCAGAAGTATCACATCTATTACAACAAATATAAATTGATCCTTGAGGATGAAAGACAAAAACTCAAGAGGATCAGACGTGACAGATGGTTATTCTATAATGGTAAAGGTCCAGATAAATCAGGTAAATACTTTGACCTTAAAGTACTGAAGGGTGATATTAATACATTTCTAGAATCAGACGAAGAGATACAAGTACAGTCTTTAAAGATCTGTTACTTTGAAACGTGCATCACGTATATAGAGAACATACTTAAGATGATCAATAACCGTGGCTTCCAAGTGAAGAACGCTATTGATGCTAAGAGGTTTGAGTTCCCAGTCTGATGACTTCTATTGAAAAAAAGAATGATGTCTATCTTAGGATAGGTACTGAGCAACACATCCATCACGAGTTATCCGAATATTTTACTTTCGAAGTTCCTGAAGCACAGTTTCTTCAGAGACAACGTAGGTACAAGAGATGGGATGGGAAGATCAGACTATACTCACCTGGTACTGGTGAGCTGTATGTTGGTCTGTTTAATTATCTGGTTGAGTGGTTAGAGAAGATGGGGTACGATTACTCCATCAATGATAACGAAAACTTTGGAACACCAGGAGAAACAGATGGAAATGTATCACCGCAGACAATTGCTGGTTTTGTTAGATCTTTGGCTTTGCCTGTCAAGATCAGAGATTACCAACTCAAAGCAGTTTATTCAGCACTTCTACGATATCGCAGACTCATACTCAGCCCTACTGGATCAGGGAAATCACTTATAATATATTGTTTGATGCGTTGGTATCTCAAGAGAAATCTTGAAGTATTAATTATTGTACCAACTACATCATTAGTTGAACAATTATATAAAGACTTTCAATCCTATGGATTCTATTGTGAAGGTACAGTAGATCAGATCTATGGTGGTAAAGAAAAGTATACAGAGTCACCAGTTATAATTAGTACGTGGCAGTCCATCTATAAAGAGGACAAGTCATACTTCAAACGTTTCGATGCGGTGATTGGTGATGAGGCACACTTATACAAGGCGAAGAGTCTCACGGGTATACTTTCTAAGTGCTTTAATGCTAAACACCGTGTGGGTCTTACTGGTACTCTCGATGGTCTTCAATGTAACCAACTAGTATTAGAGGGATTGTTTGGTCCCGTAGAGAGAAGTGTAAGGACAGCAGACCTACAGAAGGCAGAGTACTTAAGTGAACTCAAGATAAACATTCTTGTATGTAAGCATAATTATATTGGATTTGATACCTATCAGGATGAGATTAATTATATAATTGGACATAGGAAACGGAACAAAATTATCACAGGACTAGCGAGAGACCTCAATGGTAACACGCTTATTCTCTTCAATTACATAGAGAAACACGGTGATGTCTTATGGGATCTGCTAAATAGTGGTAACAAAACAAAACAATTGTTTTACATTCACGGCGGTGTACCAACCAATGAACGTGAAGAAGTACGCCAAATATGTGAGACATCATCTGATTCAATCATACTTGCTTCGTACGGTACCTTTAGCACTGGTATCAATATAAAGAACTTACATAATGTTATCTTTGCATCACCAACTAAATCTAGAGTACGTAACCTACAATCAATAGGACGTGCTTTAAGGAAGCACGATTCTAAAAGTCGTGCTACTCTGTATGATTTCGCTGATGATATTAGCAATGGTCGCTTTAGGAATTTTACTCTGAATCATTTGACTGAACGGATACGTCAATACCAAGACGAGAAGTTTAACTATTCCATCACTGAGATCAATTTAGGAGACAACGAATGAGCCAAACCTTAAGTTACATTAGACCTGATGAAGAATTCTTTGGAGTTATCAAACTCTTAAACGGAGAAGAGATCATTGGTAGAATCGTTGTGACTGAAGAAGAAGGTGGTCACCTTGCTTTCATTCAAGATCCTGCTAAGGTACACGCTAATGAGACTGTTGCTGATGGACGACGCGCCGTTGCAGTAGGACTCAAGAAATGGATGGTGTTCTCTGCTGAAGATTTCTATATCATTCCTGAAGATAGGATTCTAACCATAGCTCCACTAAGTACTGAAGCAATTTTAATGTATAAGTATTTTGTCAAAGCAGAGATGGGATCGAAGAACGGTCCTCCAGTCAAACCCGCCGAAGAGATAGAACCAGATGATGCTATGGGTCTCATTGGAAAGGTAGATGAGCACAGACAAAAGTTAGAAGATCTATTTAATTCTGATAGAAGCTAGAGTTATTCAACCAACCCTGACAGTGTTGAGTCTACTCATATTCCACCACCTTGTCAAGCTTCCTATTTTTGTGCTATAATTTTGTTATGAAATTCCCTTATAGATATGGCATTTATGGTGGCGAGGAAGAATACTAAAAATCAACACTATGTCGATAACCAAAAGTTCCTAAAGGCAATTGTGGACTATCGGGATAAGGTTGCTATCTCTAAAATTAGGGAGACAAAGAAACCTAGAATAGATGAGTACATAGGAGATTGCTTTCTAAAGATTGCAACGCACCTGTCATATAGACCTAACTTCATCAACTATATGTACAAGGAAGATATGATATCAGATGGAGTAGAGAATTGTGTGCAGTACATAGATAATTTTGATCCAGCAAAGTCGAAGAACCCCTTCGCATATTTTACACAGATAGTATACTATGCTTTCCTAAGAAGGATTGCTAAAGAGAAAAGACAGATGGATATAAAGGATAAGATCATAGAGAAGAGTGGGTTCGATCAGGTATTCCATTCAGATGATCCTTCAGCATCAGCAGAATTGAGTGGTATCAAGTCTCGTATAGAAATGAACTCTAGATACTAATGGATGAATTTAATGCTAGAGGTGCATCAACGCACGGTTATACCAACCCATCAGAGAAGGTTGATACAGCATATGTAGAGTCACAGTCTGAAGAGACAGACAAGCACGGCTTTACTATAAAGAAGAAACCAGGTGGATTAGAATCAGTTCGCAAGTCAGTTGAAAATTGTGAGATGATGGCTGGTCTAGATAAGAATGTAATGGCATCCTTGCTAAAGGGTGAATGGAATGAGTGGACAACATCCGATCATTCTGGTAGAATGTCCAAGAAGATTGTAATCGAGTATGACATCAAACAAAAAAGTCCTGCTGATAACTGATCAGCATTTTGGTGTACGCAACGACAATCAGGTATTCATAGAGAAGTACAGAGAATTCTATACTACTATAGTACTCCCATATATTCGTAAGCACAAGATCGATACGGTCTTATGTCTAGGGGATACGTTTGACAAGAGAAAGAGTATCAACTTCTTGAGTCTTGAAGCTGCTAGAGAGATGTGGTTTGATCCTATCAGGGAGTTGGGTGTCAAGATGTATATGTTGATCGGTAACCACGACATCTATTACAAGAACACTCTTAAGATAAATGCTCCACAACACTTACTAAGTGGGTACGATAATATAGAGATTATAGATGAACCAAGGCATATTAATATTAATGGTAAGAAGATTTTGATGCTTCCTTGGATCTGTGATGATAACCGTGAAAAAACTCATAGTTTAATTGAACAGTCAGATGCCACGGTATGTTTAGGACATTTAGAATTAACAGGATTTGAGGCTATACCTGGAAGGTTTATGGAGAATGGTGATGATCCTACCGTCTATGATAAATTTGAACTAGTTTGCTCAGGACATTATCATCATAAGTCTAAGAAGGGTGTCGTTAATTATCTTGGTAACCCGAACCAAATATACTGGAATGATTACGGTCTAAATCGTGGGTTTCATATCCTAAATACAGATACATTACGTCTACAATTTCATAAGAATCCTTATACTATTTTCAACAAGTTATATTATGATGATGTTCAGAAGGATTATGATACCCTTCCTGACTTTGAAAGGTTGAAAGGATCGTATGTTAAAGTGATTGTACAACAGAGAACCAATCAAGTATGGTTCGATCGCTACATCAAATCACTTCAAGATATTAATGTTGCTGACCTCAAGATCATTGAGGATCTAACACTAGACTTGGATGATGTTGATGAGTCTCTGGAGACAGAGGATACAATGACAATCCTAGAAACATATGTACAAGACCTAGAGGATTCTATTGATAAGACGAGTGTAGTTACGATTCTAAAATCGTTGTACACAGAAGCACTGAATCTTTAATGTTCATCTTGTTAGATAGAAAAACTGGTGGAGTCTATGCTGTAACAGATGATAAGACTGGTAATAAGGTTGTGCAAATATTTGTTGACAAGGACGATGCGATACGCTATTATGGTATGCTAGAGGCAGTTGATTATAAACGTCCCCTAGAGGTAACAGAAGTAGACGAGGACATTGTTATAAACAATTGTTCTGCTCACAGTTATAACTACACGTTCATCAATCCTGAAGATCTTGTCATCCCTCCGTTATGATCACCTTTGAGAAGATTCGTTGGAAGAATTTTCTAAGTACAGGCAACCAGTTCACTGAGATCGATTTTACTAAAACTGTATCCACTCTAGTCATTGGATCGAACGGTGCTGGTAAATCAACGATGTTGGATGCCTTGTGCTTTGGATTATTCAACAAACCATTCAGGAAAATCACAAAGTCACAGTTAGTTAATAGTATTAATGAGCGTGAGACTATTGTAGAGATAGAATTTAAGATTGGTACGATAGAATATAAGGTAGTACGTGGTATAAAGCCTGGTGTGTTTGAGATGTATCGTAATGATACTCTCATAGATCAGGATGCTGCTAATAGAGACTACCAGAAATACCTTGAGCAAAGCATATTAAAATTAAACTTTAAGTCATTTACACAGGTGGTTATACTAGGGAGTAGTACATTTGTTCCCTTTATGCAGTTGAGTGCTCCTCATAGGAGAGAAGTTATTGAGGATCTACTGGACATACAGATATTTTCTTATATGAATATGCTCCTGAAGGAGCGTGTGAAGGATAACAATGCAGTGTTACGTGAGTGTAAGCACGAGTTGGAGATGGCAACTAATAATATTAGAGCACAGGAGAAGGTACTATCAAAACTGACTACTGTAAACAAGGAACGTATTGCACATCAACAACAGAGGTTTGATGAGAATGAGCAACGAATGTGTACTCTCAAGGAAGAGATAGGACAGTTCCAAGATAATATTAATAAACTTAGTGATGCTAGTACTAAGTTGGTTGCTAAGGAAGCAGAGTATCAGAAGGCATTTGGTATTATGAGTAAGATAGATGCTAGATGTGAGAAGGTAAATAAGGATATTAAATTCTTCGAAGATAATTCTTCTTGTCCTGTATGCTCACAGGATATTGAAGATAAGTTTAGAAAGGTTAAGATTAATAACTTAACCTCTAAGGAACAAGAACTTAATGATGCAGCATCTGAGTTAGAGAAGCAGGTCAGTAGAAACCTTAGAACTATTGAGAAACTAAGGACTGATACATCTAACGTAACAGAATTTCAATTTGAAATACGTCGTCTGGTAAATGAAGAACAGAAATTGATGAAACAGAATACAGATATTCTGACACAGATTAGATCTCTAGGTGATCAACCAGACATTAAAGGGGAACAGGAACTACTAACCAAACTACAAGATGAGTTTGATGAGAAGGAGACTACTTGTTCAGGTGTCAATAAGGAAGCACAAGACTTTAAGTTAGTTGGTGGTCTCCTAAAGGATGGTGGTATTAAGGCAAGAATTATATCTAAGTACATTCCTATCATCAATCAAAGGATCAATAAGTATCTGACATCAATGGATACATATATTAATTTCACTTTGGATGAAGAGTTCAGTGAAGTAATCAAGTCACGTCACCGTGATAGATTCTCATACTCATCATTCTCTGAGGGTGAGAAGCAGAAGATTGACCTAGCACTACTCTTTACTTGGAGGCACGTTGCTAAGTTAAAGAACTCTATCATTACAAATCTTTTGATACTAGATGAAGTGTTTGATAGTTCACTAGATAATACAGCGACTGAAGAACTGCTTAAGATCCTTAAGGAGATCACTTCCACCAATACTAATATGTTTATTATCTCTCACAAGGGTGATGTACTCCTAGACAAGTTTGATAGAACTATCAAGTTTGATAAGGTTAATGAATTTTCTAAGGTGTTTGAAGATGTTTGATATACCATTCTATACAAGCAACAATGAGTTTCAAGATCATTGTAAGTTACGTAAGGCTTTATTAGAGAGACGTGATGAATTCTGTTGTGAGGAAAACAAATTCTATGGTACGGGATACAGTACAATCCATACTAATGATCAGATACATAAGGAGTATCCTGACTTTAATGAACTTTTGTTACAGAAGCAGGAACTATTTGATCCTGAACTCGTGGTTACACACTGTTGGGTTAACATCAATCCACAGGGCGGTTTCCAAATGCGTCACAACCACGCCGAGGCTGATGTTGCAGGAACCTACTATCTTCAGGTTCCACCTGGCAACACTGGTGACCTTTTTCTCTATCATCCTGCACACGCAGTAGAGTCACTCTGGAGAATAAGACCTTATTGGCCAACAACACATTGTCAGATACCACGTGAAGGTGATCTATATTTCTGGCCAGGTTATCAGGATCACGAAGTAAGAATGAATGAAGAAGTAGATGAACGATGGACAGTCAGTTTTATGATGTCCATTCCAGATGATGTAAGACAAGACCGATTCCCTAATTTACCGAGACCCCGATGATGGCTTTTTTAATTTCAATAATGTCATTTGCAAACTTTGTATTCTATCCTCTAGTGATAGGAACTATTGTTGCAGTGATTATAGAACAGATCATAAGAAGGATTAGTAATGAAGAGTGGGATCAAGATCGTAAGATGGTTGCTCGTGCTATGGCAGTACGTAAATATTTGTATCGACAAGCGTGGATATTTAATATCATTTGGTTTGTATGCTATGCTATACTGTTGTTCGTATTAAGACCAGGGCAACAAGCAATGCCTGATATGATTTGGCAAGGATGAAAATTACCCAAAAGATTATTGATGACCTCACTGAGGCACTAGCACATACCAAGAAGGATGGTACTGAGAACTGGAAGGATGGTGACGAGATTGATGTTTGTCTAGGTGGCACGTTTGCCAACGACAAATTCATATCTCTGATCAATCGTTCCAAGGAGAAGTGATCGATTTTATGGTCGAACTTTTCCCCACGCACTTACACGTGTTCGTTCACGATGATCCTATTATTGACGAGGAGATCGATGGAATTCCTGATGATCCAGACATCCTATCTCACCTGAGTGTAGGTGCCAAGGAAGAAATTCTCTATGGGTCACATACAGGGATGAACGATCTCCAGTTGTTTCAGAAATATAATTTGCCACGGTTGAGAGCGTTCTGTGAAAAGTCATTAGCGAGTATTGATCCTATAGTCACGATAGCGCAGTCCTGGTTGAATAGGGGACCGAAGGACAGTTTCCAAATTGCACACACCCACGCTGGTTTCTCAGTGTCTGGTGTATACTATCATCAGGACTGTGTTCCTGATATGGGTGGGATCGTATTCATCAATCCCAATCCTTATTCTAAGATGTGTCTCTGGGGTACAGAGGAAGGTCGTCACTTCCCTGCTACACCAAGGACTTTGATACTATTCCCATCTTGGTTAGAACATAAAACTGAAAAGAACCTTATAGATACTCCTAGAGTATCAGTAGCCTTCAATGCAAAATGACCACTCCAAACTGGCAACACAATTCGGGGAAGCCACCGAAACGAAAACTTAAACCACAGGCATTGCGTTCTGCTAGAGAGCGACGCAGACAGTTGATAAAGCGTCTACTCAACCCCTCCAAGCGAGGGGTTTCGTATTATTATATGTACATACACGAGGAAATGAATGACCGTCAACAGAGAAGTCAAAGGAACCCTAGCAAAACTACTTGCTACTGAGGATCTAATAGTTGAGCATCGCAAGTGCGAGACTGCTCAGTTCGATGTAGAGCGTAGGGTACTTACTCTTCCCATCTGGGATAAGGCATCTGAGAACGTATATGATATGCTCGTATCACACGAAGTAGGACACGCTCTATACACTCCAAGAGAGTGGGAGTATGGTAAGGTTCCTCAGTCATTCCTTAACGTTATAGAGGATGCACGTATAGAGAAGTTGATGAAGCGTAGATACCAAGGTCTTCCAAAGACTTTCTATGCAGGTTATAAGGAGTTAGATGGAGAGGATTTCTTTGATGTACAAGATAATATTAATAAGTTTTCTTTGATTGATAAGATCAACCTACAGTATAAGGTTGGTAACTTTCGTTTCATCCCATTCACTGATGAGGAGCAGGAGTATGTAGAGAAGGTTGGTCAATGTGAGACCTTCGAAGAAGTTGAAGCACTTGCTGTTGAGATCTATGATTATATGAAAGAGCAGTATGAGCAAGACAAAGAAGAGTCTGAAGGAGAAGGTGACACTTCTTTTGAGTTACCACAACCACAAGGTCAATCAAATCCTGATCTAGGTGATGATTCACAAGATGCAGAATCAGATATTCCACCAATTGATGCTGATACTGACGATGGTACTGAGGCAGAGGGTAGTGATGTAACAGAGGATACTAGTGAGTCATTCAAAGATGCTGGAGAAGAATCAGGTGATCCATTCCAAGCATTGACTGATAAAGCATTCACAGAGAAGGTTAAGGAATATGCAGAGACTGGTGGTTATGAGGTTGAGTATATTGAGATACCTAAAGTTGATACTAAGAAGTTAGTTATCTCTTGGAAAGAGATCCTTAAAGTATCTGAAGAAAGATACACTCTTGATACTCCTACAAATGATCACGAACAGCATAGATACAATTACGAACAGGGTGATATACTTAGATCTGAAGAAGAGTTTAGAGAGTTCTTTAAGCAATCACAAAAGGAGGTCAACTACCTTGTCAAAGAATTTGAGTGCAGGAAATCAGCTTCGGCGTATGCTCGTGCTACTACTAGTCGCACTGGGGTTCTCGATACAACGAAGCTTCATACTTACAGATACAACGAGGATCTTTTTAAGAAGGTAACAGTCATCCCTGATGGTAAGAACCACGGTATGATCTTCTTACTTGACTGGTCAGGTTCAATGAGCAATTGCTTAATGGATACAGTGAAGCAGGTTCTTCAACTAACTTGGTTCTGTCAGAAGGTTCAGATCCCTTTCAGGGTCTACGCTTTCACCAATAGTGCTTATGGTTTCTCTAATTACTACGAGCCATCCACAGATAAGTTCGATGAGAAAGCGGGATGTATCTCTTTCAATAAGGGATTTGGTCTCCTAGAAATGCTCTCATCTGATGCAAGTAAGAAGGAACAGGATCGTCTTGCATTATCACTCTGGAGAAATGCTGGTACTAATAGCTATCTACCTAAGATGTATGCACGTGTATACAATATGGGATGCCCACCAATACTATCTCTATCTGGGACACCATTGATTGAAGCAGTTGCTTCTATGCAGTCAGTGATCCCAACTTTCCAAAAGGAGACTGGTGCTGAGAAGATCTCTCTAACTATTCTCTCTGATGGTGAGTCTGCACCACCTCAATATGCTTGTCGTCGGGATCATCTGTATGCTAAGTATTCAGATCTAATAGGTGAAGAGAAGTTATGGATCAATTCTTTCAATGGTCGTTGCCAGTTACGTGATCGTAAGACTGGAAGAACATATTCAAGACAAGATAATCCAACTCAACAGTTGAATGTATTCCTTCAGCACCTTAAGGATTCATTACCACAAGTTAGTGTATTAGGATTCAGACTAGTAACACCACGTGATGTCAAGCAGTATTTCAGACTGATCTCCTTTATGGGATTCTATAAGGGTTACTATGAGGATGCAGTTAGGAAGTTTAGAAAGCAGAAGTTCTATGAGTGTACTGATTCACCTTATGACAAGTTGTATGTGATGCCATCATTATCACAATCTGATGAAACATCATTAGATGATCTTAAAGAGGATGCAACTAAGGGACAGATCGGTTCAGCATTCAAGAAGATGTTCAAGAACAAAGCGAACAACAAAAAGATGCTCACATCATTCGCTGAGACAGTTGGATAAGTGAACACTAGGGGGTACATCACCCCCTTTTTTATATTATACTTGATTCATACAAGACAAGCACTATGACCTTTCCAACAAAACTTTCCCACGATGACTTACAAGCATTCCTTAAAGGTAAGTCTGAAATTACAAGCGCAGAATTAAGAGATGCAGCACAAGGATTTGGTATTAGGTATCAAAGTCTGGTTAATAGAATCAAGAGACTAGGAGCAAGACCATCAGGTAAAGGTACTTGGTCTTTGACTGTTGAAGAAGCACGTGAAGTATTTGAGAAGCAAGTAACAAATCCTAAAGCATCTTTGGTTCCTGCTAGGGATGATGCTTATGTTCCGTTTGGAAACTTTAACTCTATTAAGAAGATTATCAAGTCAAAGGTTTTCTACCCAACGTATATTCAGGGTCTCTCAGGCAACGGTAAGACATTTGGTGTAGAGCAAGCTGCTAGTTCTCTAAATAGAGAGTTGATTAGAGTTAACATTACAATTGAAACCGACGAGGATGACCTTATTGGTGGGTTCCGTCTTAGTGACGGCAGCACTGTATGGCATAATGGACCAGTTATCGAAGCACTGGAAAGGGGAGCTATCCTTCTTCTAGATGAGATTGATCTCGCTTCTAACAAGATCCTATGCTTACAGTCTGTACTAGAAGGTAAGGGTGTCTTCCTTAAAAAGATCGGTAAGTATGTGAAACCAGCACCTGGCTTCAATGTGATTGCCACTGCAAACACAAAGGGTAAGGGTTCAGACGATGGACGATTCATAGGTACCAATGTACTTAATGAAGCGTTCCTTGAGAGATTTGCGATCACCTTGGAGCAAGAATATCCAACACCAGTGACAGAAGTTAAGATTCTGAACAAGCAATGTGCTGATTCAGACTTCTGTTCACGTCTTGCTGACTGGGCACAGATCATTCGTAAGACCTTCGCAGACGGAGGTATCGATGAATTAATCTCAACACGTCGTTTAGTACACATTGTCAAGGCATACTCTATCTTTGGTTCAAAGGAAGATGCTATCCAGTTCTCCATCAATCGTTTCGATGATGAGACTAAGCAAGCGTTCTTAGAACTATATGATAAGATCGATGCTGACTTCAATAAGGATGACTTGACTGATCAACCAAACTGATGTACACTTAATTCAAATGGATCTTCCAGTAGACGACAAAGAGTTATCGACAGTAATCGCCGCCCTTAAACTGGGTGGCGATACTGCGTTACACAACAAACTAGTTCTTGTAAGAGAACTCAGAGATCTGGGTTTACCTTATAAGAAGGTCCTAAGAGAACAGTATGGTTATGAACTATGAGGAAGTACAGCGAGGATGAGATCCTCAAAGAGATCGAAGACTACATCGGGCAAACTTACAGGGGTCACTACTCTGTAGGTAATGTACAAACCCTCGATCTCATTGATTCTGTTGGTGACGCTGAAGCATTCTGTAGGAGTAATGTCCTTAAGTATGCTTCACGCTATGACAGAAAAGGGAATGCCCGAAAAGATATCATAAAGATCATTCATTATGGTATGCTATTGCTACACTTCAATGATAAGCGTGAAGCAGCAGAGAAACGTAATGCTGCAACTCCTACTGCTTTCGCAGTAGATTATGATAAATGATCACCCTCACTCCACATTATGTCCCTTGTCAAACTCAGTAAAAAGACTCAAAACCTCCTTAAGAACTTTGCCACGATCAACAAGTCGATTGTTATTGATCCTGGCAACAGCATCAGGACATTATCTGTCAACAAGAACATCTTTGCTTCTGCTCTTGTCAGCGAAAACTTCCCTCAAGAGATTGCCATTTATGACCTCGGTAATTTCTTATCTACTCTCTCACTCTTTGAGAGTCCAGTCTTCGATTTCACAGACAAGACGAAACTTATCACAACAGACGAAACCTCTAACTCAAGAGGAACGTTCTACTATTCTGACCCTTCTATGATTCAGCAGGTACCTGATAAGGGTATCCAAATGCCAGAGGTGGATGTAGAATTTAGTTTAAAGACTGATACGTTACAGGATCTTATTAGAGCAGCAAGTGTTTATCAGGTTCCTGACCTATGCTTGTATAACAAGGGTGATGAGATTAGGTTACAGGTATGTGATAAGAAGAACGAAACATCAAATACATATTCAGTTCCAGTTGGTAAGCACAATGGTACTACAGACTTCTGTTACTGTTTTAAGGTAGAGAATCTTAAGATTCTACCAGGTGATTATGCAGTTAGTGTTGCCAAGAATAAGGTGAGTCACTTTGTATCAGCAGCAAACAATGTAGAGTATTACATTGCACTTGAACCAGATACAAAATGAAACCAACAATGATATCCCTCAAGCAAGACCTATTCAGACTACCCTGTGTAATTGCACACGTACCTGAGTGGCAGGATGTGAAGAGGGATTTCTTGTCACTTGTTAACTGGCAGGATCCTGAGTGTCAATTAGATCATTGTTATAGTGATTACTTCAGGTACTTTGCTCAAGGTGAGCAACCACCATATCATATGGATCTAATGGAGATCCTTCAAGGTCCACTGGACTTCTTTGCTGATGATAATCCTGGTGCCACTGTAATGAGTTCTTGGTGTCAGAAGTATGGTGCTAATCAGATGCACCCTGTACATACTCACGGTGTGATAGGTTACTCAGCAGTGTTCTATGCACAGTTGGGTAGAGCACACAAACCAACTTGTTTCTTCTCACCATTTCCTGACCCTTGGTCTGGATTCATTGATGAGACTATTCCAAAATGTGAAGAGGGTGATATAATCTTCTTCCCATCACAAGTTATGCACCAGTCGTTACCACACGCTGCTGCTGAGGATAGAATTATATTCTCATTTAATATTATGCAATCCCCTGAGACTCTCTATGTCTGATTTTCTATGGTGTGAACAGTACCGTCCTCGTAAGATAGAGGATTGTATTCTTCCTGATAATCTCAAGACTGTTCTACGTAAGTTTGTAGAGCAGAAGAAGATACCAAATCTATTACTGTCAGGTCCACCAGGTATAGGTAAGACCACAGTAGCAAAGGCATTGTGTGAAGAAATAGGAGCAGATTATTATGTTATTAATGGTTCGGATGAAGGACGGTTTCTGGACACAGTTAGAAATCAAGCCAAAAACTTTGCATCAACTGTTTCCCTTGTGGGTGGTCCCAAGGTCATCATCATTGATGAGGCAGATAACACAACGAACGATGTACAACTCTTACTTAGGGCATCTATTGAGGAGTTCCATA